GAGGTTCAGCGTGTAGGCGACGGAGAGCGTCCGCGCACCGGCGGACGCGTGCGAGACCGAGAAGTCGTGCCCAGCCGGGACGGCAGCCGCGGCGATCCCGCGCAGCACCGCTACGTCGACACCGGCGCCGGCATTGGCGATCTGCGCGACGACATCGTAGGAGTTGTCGTCTTCGTCGGCGCCGGCCAGCGTGCCGTCCGCTGTGCCGCGCGGGAGCTGGACCGCATAGAAAATCGAGGCACCCATCGGGACGGAGACCGTGGAACCCGCGCAGGAGATCGCCGTACCGCTTACCGCCAGGTGAGCAGAGCACACCGGGATCAGCGGCGAGGGGCTCTGTGCAGCGGCAGCGGCCGCGAGAGCGCAGAGCGCCAGCAGGACGATGGATGGTCGAGTCCGCATCAGTGCCGGTAGAACGTGTGCGCCCCGATCCGCACCGTCCGGATCAGCTGCGCGGCCCAGGGTGGCGGTGGGATCGTCCCAGCGAAGTAGCTGTCCGCGCCGTCGGTAATATCGACTCCACCGCCGAGCACGTGATGCGCCGCCTCCAGCGCACGCGGGTCGCCGTCGCCGGCGATCACGGCGCGAATCACCCGCTCTCGCTTCGGCCAGTCCGTCCAGAAGCACGAGAACTGGTGACGGAACAGCACGACCTCGTGGAACGTCTCGCCCCACCACCACGGCGTCAGCACCCGGTTGCGCGCGACGCAGCAGACGCACGTCATGCCCGAGGCGCCCTCGCCCTCGGCCTCGCCGATCGCCATGCCGGCGAGTAGTCGATCGAGCGGCGACTGCCACAGCTCGCGGATGTGCGCCGGCGCAATCGCGAGCCACTCGGGGCCAGGGGTCGCGCCGACCAGGTCGTAGCGCCAGGAGGCGCCGGCCGGATTTTGGAAGCCGCTGCCCACAATCGCTCAGGGCGAGGCCTTGACCGCCGCTTGAATCGCCGCGACGCTGGTGCCCGTCGGCGCGTTGGCCGCCGTCTGGATGACCTTGCTCAGCTTGCGCTTGTTCATCCAGCTGAGCACCATTGCGCCCAGCACCATCGCTGAGCCGAAGATCGTCACGACCGCGTTGATGAGCGGCCCGAGCTGCTCGGTGTTCAGAAACCCTGCGGCAACCGCGATCCCGCCGAGCGCACTCAGCAGTTGCCGCAGTTGACCGAGCATGACGCTGTCGGGCGCCGTGATCGGAGCGCTCGGCACCTCTGCGTTTGCCGGGACGATGATCTCGCTCATGATCCGGCACGATCCCCGAAGCCGTAGACGCGTCCGGCGCCCTCCCCGAAGGGGACGCACGTCGCGATCGCGAGCGCCGCTACCACTACACGCATTGGTGACATAGGAACCTCCATCCGCTCTGCTGAACGCCGTCCGCGGATGGGCGCGTGGTTCGGTTGGTCGACCGGACGCGGGTGGGGAGCACCGTCCTCGGATGGGTGCCCAGTCCAGTCTGTGGAGGTGACTCGACTCTGCTACATGTCTTCTCCTGCGACCGTCAACTCATCGACCTGGCGCGTCACCATGGGCCGGTGTGGAAAGATCTGCAGCCGCTTCGGGTTCCAGTGGATCTCGATACCCCCCGTCTCGCCGATGGCCGCGAGTTCGGCGCGCTTCTCGGGGCTCAGCTCGAGCAGCGCCACCACCAGGCGCTGCAGCACCGGCGGCAGACCTACGACGCGGGCGCGGATGTCCTCGGCTCGGATCATGGTACCGGCACCATCATGTCGCGCGCGAGATTCGTGATGGCGTCTCGCGCGTAGCGCTGTTTCTGGTCCTCAGACCAGTCGGGATGATCCACGTAGATGCCGCGTGTGATGTCCAAGCAGCCCCACGCGAAGTCGCGGTTCACGTCCGGTATCAGCGCCACCAGCTGCTTCGCCAGCGCCTCCAGTGCGTCATCGAGAACCGGCGCAAGACGAATGGCGAGCTGGATCAGCAAGGCCACGAGTTCGGGGCTCATCCCTATGGTCCTTGGATCACCACAATGCTGCCCTGGAGACTCACTGGCGTGGGTCCGGCGAGCGCGACGCACAGGTCCGCGCCAGGCGCCGTGGTCAGCACCGTGCTCTCGGCGGGCACAGTGCGCGAACCGGTGAGTGCGCCGGTCAGGCTCGCAGTGCTCGTGCCACAGACCGTCCCCGTCCCTGCTTTGAACGTGTAGGTCGTTGCGCTCCCGGCGACGTCGACGAAGTATCCGCAGACGTAGATCCGCTTCCCCGCCTTGCCCGCGATCAGGGTCCCACTCGCGCTGAGCGCGATCGGGAGGGTCGTCCTTGCCCCCCCGCCGCGGCACTGGTCGCCATGCAGCGGGCCCGCGGTTGGCGTTTCCGTCGGTGTCAACGTCTTCGTCGGCGTGTTGGTTCCCGTCGGCGTGTTCGTCGGCGTGCCGGTGCGCGTCGGTGTTGCCGTGTTCGTGGCGGTGCTCGCCGGCGTTGCGGTGATCGTCGGGGTCTTGGTCCGCGTCGGCGTCTTGGTTTTCGTGCGCGTGGGCGTGGCGGACGGGGGGAGCGGGATCGGGGTGTTGGTCGGCGTCCGCGTAAACGTCCGGGTGACCGTCGGCGTCCGGGTCACCGTCGGCGTGCGTGTCGGCGTCGGCGTCTCGGTCGGCGTGTCCGTCGGTGTCCCCGTGCGCGTCGGCGTCGGGGTGCGCGTCGGTGTCTGCGTCGCGGTGGACGTCTGGGTCGGCGTCGGTGTCCCCGTGGGTGTCGGCGTCTCGGTCGGCGTCTCAGTCGGTGTCCCCGTGTCGGCGGGTCCGGGGGTCGGTGTGTCCGCCTGCGCGTGGACGCGTGCCCCCAGGAGCAACAGCATCAGGATCGTCACCAGTGCTCGTCTCATCCCCATCCTCCTCACGACAGATTGATCGACCCCAACGGGTTGCCGTCGAGATCCTCCAGCGCCAGCGTGATCGCCGTACAGTTCGCCCACTCTCCCGGCAGCAGGACGCGATACACCGGATCGCCGAGCTGCACCCGGTATACCCCGCCAATCGAGCCGAGCACCGCCGTCCACTCCTCAGGCACGACGTCGACCTGAATCCTCGAGGCGACGCGCAAGGCGAAGCCCACGGCGGCCGTGATGAGCGCCTGCGTGATCGCCGGCGGGTCGACGTTGCGCTGCAGCACGATCGTACCGACCACCTCGTAGTTGACCTCGGTGACCGCGTCCACATCGAGCGTATCGTTCATTGGTCGCACCGTCAGGCTCGACAATGCAGCCTCCACGGCGTCGATCAGTGTCGGCGACGCCGCGCCCTGCGTGTTCGGGCTCGTGTGCGGCTGCATTGTGATGGGCCCCGCCAGCACGCGCACCGCCACCGTCCCCGGGGGCACGCTATCCCACTCATGATGACCGAGGACCTGGACGTCGACGATCGTCGGGTCGACACTCATCGCAAAGAAGCGATATGCGGCGCCGGGGCCCGCCGTCGAGAATCGATTGGGCGCCGTCCGGATACGCTCGCGCAAGGCGTCCGTGCTCTCGATCTCGGCGCCGTTGGCGGTCTCGGTGGTGTTGCTCACCGACTTCACCAGCGCATCCGGGCGCAGCTGCACGTTGATTTTTCCGGCGGCGTAGCCGTTGCCGAGCGTCCCCGCCGTCGTGCAGACCGCTCCGGCGCTGCCCACCGTTTGCCCCGCGGGGATCCTCACCGCCTGCGTGGTGGCGAACTGCACCGTGCCGTCGCTGCTGCCGGCGAGCGTCCCCGCCTGGATGATGTAGGGCTGATCGAGCGCCGCCGTGAGGGTGAACTCCAGCGTCGTCAGTGCGCCGCCTGCCTCGAGGCGACGCGTCCCGACGAGCTCGCCCAGGTAATCGAGGTTTGGATAGTTGGCGAACGCCACCAAGCACTGCTGGCCGGCGTACTGGATCAGGTTGCGCACGAGCGATTCCCGGTACGCGTACAGATTGATCAGCAGCCGCTCGATTTGCGCCGGGTACAAGTTCCGCCCGGTGACGTGCTCGAAGCTCGCGATCATGTCGTCGATAATTGCGGCGGGATCGAGGCCTGCGGCATCGGTGACGAACACCGGCGGCGCGAGGCCGACCGTTTCGCCCGGCAGTGCGCCGGCCTGCAGGAGCGCCAGGCACACCCACGCCGTGCTGTTGTCGTTGGTGACCGCACCGAGCGCCGTGGCGAACTGCGGCAGGGCGCTGCCGGTGGTGCCCGTACGCGCACACTGTTGCACGTTGCCGTGGGGGTCGATGATCACCGTCCGGTCGACGCTCGCCGCCGTGGCCGGCGTCCACGCGGGATTCGGCATGCTACACCGCGCCTCCGAGGACGACCTGCGTCGTCGTCTGCAGCGTCGACGCGAGACCTTGCACCTTCAGTCGCCAGCGGATGGTGATGGCCACGTGCGCGCCGCCCTGGTCGCGCTGCGGCTGGACCTCCACGCCGAGCAGCTCGACCCGCGGCTCGTAGCGGGTGATCGCCTGGACGATCTCGCGCACCACGTGCGGCCGCATCAGCGTTGTCGGCCGATCGACGAAGGCGAACACGTCACAGGCGAAGTCCGGGCGCAAGGGGTCGGTGCCCTTCGGCGTCGTCACAATCAGGCGGATACACTGCCCGACGTCTTCGAGGCCGGCGACAATCTCGCCCAGGCTGCCACCGGCCGCTTCGGGTGGATCCAGCCGCATCGACCAGTCGCGGGCGGCGATGTCAGACAGAGTGATCATTCCCGGTCGCTCGACTCCGGCTGCGCGCGCTCGCTGCCCTGGCGCAGCAGCCAGAACCACGGATAGATCAGCAGCGCGCCGAGGAACGCCAGCGGGTTGAACGGGCAGGACGGCGGCGTGTCACGTATCATCGCCATCACACGCACGGCACGTTGCTCGGCGGCATGCAGGTCGGCAGACTCGATGGCGTCGACGTCGGCGCCGTGGTCCGCGTGCGCGTCGCGGTGGACGTCTGCGTCGGGCTCGGTGGCACCGCCGTGACTGTTGCCGTTGGAGGTGCCGCTGTCGGTGTGGCTTGCGGCAGCGACCCAAGATTGAGCAGCCGCACCTTCCCGGCATCCTTGTCGCCGATATAGAGTCCGGCCGGCGTTGTGACCAGCAGCCCGGCCGCCGCCTTCAGCCGTGCGAGCGTTGGGTCCGTGCCTGCAGGTCCGTCCCCGTCATCTCCAGTCTGCCCGGTTCCGAATACTGTGGTGAGCTGCAACGTAGTCAAGTCCAGCTTGCGTATCCGCGGTGCAAACGACTCAGCGATGTAGACGGCGCCGCGCAGCATGTCGAGCGCGATTCGCGAGGGGCCGTTCAAGGATTTGTTGAGCCCGTCGCCGTTGTAGGTACAGGTCGGAGCGGTGCCTATCAGCACCGTGATCGTCCGGGTCACTGCACCGATCTTCAGCAGCCGACAGCCTGACCCATCCAGGACGTACCAGTTGTCAGTCGCGTCTGCACGCACATCGGCTGCACCGGCAAGCGTGGCGCCAGTGGCAGGAGTGCCGTTTCCAGGCGCTGTATAGAGGCCGTTGCCCACGACGGTGCTGATCATATCGTCAGAGGTGCCGATGAGCCCGTCAGGACCGCGCGTCACTTTGCGCACGCGTAGATTACCACTGTCGGCGATGAGCAGATCTCCGTCGATGGACAATGCGACACCGGCCGGGAAGCTCAGCATTGCCAGCGACGCCGGACCACCGTCACCGCTGAACCCGCTGGCGCCCGTACCTGCAACGGTGCGAGCGATGCCATTGCGCACGATCCGCACGCGGTTGTTCAGCTGGTCCGAGAACACGAACGTTCCATCACCAGCGACAGCGAGGTCACGGGGAGTGTTCAGTAGTGCGGCCGTCGCGGGGCCGCCATCGCCGGCGAATCCCTTCGCGCCCGTGCCTGCGACTGTGGTAGTGGTCCCGGTTGCGGCGTCGCTGCGTCGAATGCGGTGGCCTGTGACGTCGACGAGATAGAGATTGCCGGCGGCGTCGGTGTCGAGTCCGCCCGGTACGATGCGCATGAGCGCGGCCGGAAAACCGTCGCCGCTCGAGCTGCCGATCGGCGTGGAAATCTGACCCTGCGTGCTCACCGCGCCGCAGATCAGGAGCGCAACCGTTGCCGCCAGCGCCTGCCGCCGTCTCTGCGCCCGTGGCTGGATCACGATTCGCCCCTCGCGTGCAGCCTTCAGGTGCGCCGCCAGGGCGCGCCGCCCGTGCGCGCGTGACGTGAATCCATCGCCTTCCGCACTGACCGCGGTCTTCTCGCCATTCGGCGCGGTGACGCGCCAGTACCAGCTGAGTCGACCCGCCCGCCGCCGGCGTGGTAGCACCTCGCCGCTGTACGTCTTCTTCTGTGTGCGCATCCCTGAACCTCCTTCACTCCGTAAATGCCCGCGTCGCGCTCGCCGCGAGCGCGTGCCCACAGCTCGCGAGGTCGCCGAGACGGCAGACGCCGATGCCGCTGACGATCAGCCGCGACGAGGCCGAAGCCATCACCGCGGCCGCGTGTGCGCCATCGCCGTGGCGTGCGACTGGATCGCCGAGCCGCAGCACCGGCTTACCTTCGACGGTCATCCGATCCGTCGTCGATGTCACTGCGCCACCAGCAACGTCCTGATCGAGTCCCACTGCGACGGCTGCCATTATGTCACCGTCACCACGCCTTTGAGCGCGATCGCCGGCGCCTGGATGGTCGCCGCGGCCGTGGCGATCGCCGTGATCGTGGCGGCCCGCAGCTCCACCGTCCCGTTGGCGTTCAGCACGAGAGTCACCAGACTGCCGAGCTGCACGGTGAGCGTGCTGCCGGCCGGCAGTTGCACGAGTCCTGCATGCGCCGCCGCATCGTAGTGGATCTCCGCCTCGTCTTGCGCCGTGTGCTTCAGCACGTGCGCCGCGGCGTCGTATTGGATATCCGCGCCGTCCATGAACAGTGCATCAAAGACGTGCTCCGCGCGGTCGTACTCGATCTTCGTCCCGTCCTTGTACGTGACGTGATCCTTGTCGCCCGTCATCCCCGCCGGCGGTGCGTCTACGGTGGAGTAGATCGCGCCGAGCACCACGCCGTCCTCATCGAGCGCGTCCATCAGGCAGGCGACCTGCTCGTCGAGGTCGGGCAAGTGGTAGCGCTTGTCATCCTGGCTGGCGCGCACCACCACAGGCAATCGATGGGAGAGCAGATTGTCGCGATCAGGGAAGCGCACGCGGACGCGGCAGCCGGCGACGTCGCGCTCGGCGACCAAGCCCGCCCGGAAGTGCGCACCGCCGAGCGGCCCTGTGGTGCGCAGCTCTTCAGAGATCTTCCCGTGCATCCTCATGCGGCCACCCGATGCGCCTCGAGTGACGTGGTGTACCCGCCGCTCCGGACGAGCGCGTGCCGCGTGCCATCGAGCTGGTAGGGGCCATCGTATCGCCCGAACCCACTCACCGTCACCGTCAACCCGGCCAGCAGTCGCGGATCGCCATAGACCGTCAGCTGCGCGGTGACCTCGTAGCGGTTGTTACCGTGCAGTGCCGCTTCGGCTTTCGCGTGAGCGTCCTGCCCGCTTTCCGCGCGTTCCGGGATCTTCAGCACGTCGCCGGTGGCCACCGGCGGATCCGCCTCGGCGCGCGCGGTGATCAGCGCCTTGGTGTGCGGATCGAAGTACGAGACCTCCGCGGCCCTGTACACACGCCAGGTCTGCGAGCTGAAGGTGAATCGTTCAACGGCGCTGCGGTCGATCACCGCGACTGGTGCCAGCTGCTCGAGAGAGGTGCGCGCCATGAACACCAGCTCCGTGCCGCGCACCGTGAAGGTGTAGCCATAGAGATGGGCCAAGCGGCGGAGGAACGCTAGATCGGTCTCGTGCTTCTGCGTGATCCGCGCGAGCGTCACGTCGGGTGTTGCCGGCGCGCCGACGACGGTGAGACTGTGCGCCTGCGCGATCGTTGCCGCGATCTCGCTCAGGCTCTGCCCTTCGTAGTGGCGGGAGAAGTGCGTGCGCAGGTCTGGAGTGATGTGCGCGGAGATCCCCTTCAGGTGGAAGACGTCGGGCGGTCCCTCGAGCTCGAGATCGTCGATCTCAAAGAGGCCGCAGAGGACCTGCAGGTTCGTATAGCCGATCGAGAGCTGCAGCAGATCGCCCTTGAGGGGGAACCACGGCCCCTGCCACTGCTTGTCGCGGTCCTCCACCTTCACCTCGATCGTCGACGTGGCGTGCTCCGCCTTGTCGATGTAGGCGACGGAGAGCACCGCCCCCGAGATGTTGTTCGTGATATCCCAGCCCCCGTGCCCGTAGAGGAGCGTCCACTTCGGATGCGGGACCTCGGTACTGACCGCAATGCCGCCGAGCGCCATCTACGCTCCCGTTCCTGCTCGCATCGCTGCGATCGTCCAGGGTGGGAGGTTCTGCGGGGTCGCGGCCGCGGCGGCCAGCACCGGCACGTAGAGGGTGATGCCGACCGGGAGAACGGGCGCGATCGCGACCGAAGGGTTCGCCGCGATGATGTCCGCGTAGCGCGCGGCGTCACCGTACATCTGCCAGGCCAGCAGATCCCAGCGGTCCCCGTCGCGCGTCATGTACTTGATGAACCGCTGCGCCATCTCACGGTCCGATCAGCGACGGTTCGCGGCAGGCCTCGGGCGCTGGGATGAAGAGGAAATCCTGCGTCGAGGCAATCGGCGGCGGCGTGCCCGAGAGCGCGGAGGAGCCCGCCTGCGACGACGACGACAGAGCCGCAGGGTCGAAGTCGGGCGCGGGCGACGTCGTCTGATCGAGCTGGATCCCTTGTGCGTACTCCTGCAAGCGCACCGTGACGTGGATCGAGATCAACGAGCCGTCGTCTGCGGCGTGCTTGATGTTTTCTTCGATGTTGGTGATGACGTAGAGGCCCCGGAAGATCCCGTTGCCCCACACGAACGGCAGCGCCTGGTGGAGCTCCGCGGCCGCCTGCAACAGTTCCCACTGCGTCTGCGGGTTGCAGAATCTCACGTGCCAGCGCAGCTCGAGGGAGATCTCCTCGAGGTCGTCCGCCATCCACTGGAGCCGCGGGCGGTCCTCGACCACATCGTGTTTGGCGTAGGTGAAGTCCTGCCCCGCGCGAAAACTCTCCGGCGAGGTGAGCACCTCGAACTCGATGAAGCCGAGCGTCGCGAAGAGCATCAGTACTCCGTCCGCTCGTCGCGCTGCTTGGCGCGCTCCAGCCGCGCCACCAGGTCCTCGGCGTGCTCGTCGAGGATGCGCTTCAGCTTCGGTTCGTCCATCCCGGAGGCGTTGATCGTCGGCGAGTAGGTGAGGTGCACCGTCGTCGTCTGGCCGGGCTCCTGCCTGGCCGGCCGGGGCATCGTGCTCGCGTCGATCTGGACGGTTCGCATGGGTGGAACCGCACCGCTGATCGTCGGGAACGCGGGGAGGACCGGGGCCGCGACTGAGAAGTGCGGCGCCGCCACAGCGGCCGGCATCGCGGGGACAGGCGCGCTCGGCAGGGGGAGGACTGGAGCAGCCACCGAGAAGGTGGGCACAGGCGCAGCGGCCGGCAGCGCAAGGACCGGCCCGCCCGGCAGCGGTAGGACCGGAGCGGCAACCGAGAAGTGCGGCACAGACGGCAGGGCAGGAAGTGCGGGCGCGGCGACGGACACGCTCGGCATCGCCGGCAGCGTCGGTGGAGCCACGGACACGCTCGGCGCGGTAACCGTCGTCGCTACCATCGGCGCTGGGATCTTGGACATGCTCATCGAGCTCGCCACGACCGGAGGCGGGACGGCGACCGACACCGCCGGCGTCGGCAGCACCGGCATGCCGATCGCCGCTGTGCTCGGCAGCTCGGGGAGAAGAGGTGCGGCGGACACAGGGATCACCGGAGCGGAGAAGTGCGGCGCCGCGAGCGGTGGCAGCAGCGACACGGACGGGAGGGTGACGACCGGCGCCGGCGGCACGGCGAGCGGCGCGACCATTGGCGGCGACGTCACGAGCGGAAGGGCGGGCACAGCCGGTCGTGCGAGTGGCGGCATGTTGGGGAGGCTCGGCACCAGCGACAAAGGCATGGAGACCGCAGGCAGCTCCGGCGCGGCCGTCATCAACGGAGGACGTGGAACCACCGGGAGCTCGGGGACACTCATCACCGGAGGCGCCGCCACGGGGGCCGCTGCCGACTGCACCCCGGCCGGAACGGTCATCGCAGGGACGGCAGGCAGGCTTGCGAACGCCGGCGTCACGATCATCGGGATCGCGATCGCCGCCGCGGCCGCTACCTGGCGAGCCGCAGCCAGCACTGCATCCGGGCGCAGTCGCTGCGCGATCGTCTCCACGATCGACACGCGATTCAGCTCGGCCAACGGTCCCACCGGCGGCGGGGAATGCCCGACGAAGAAGTCCTTGATCTTACCGGCGACCTCGGCTGCCGCACGCAAGGGCCAGGTGATCGCCGAGAGCATGCCGGCGCCGAGCTGCTTCAGCATGTCGCCGCCGGCCGCGTACAGCTGCGGGAAGAAGCCCTTGATCAGGCCCAGGATGGCGGCCAAGGGCCACGCCACCGCTCCCAACAAGAGCAGGCCCCAGTTGTTCTGCACCCAGCCGATGAAGCCCCAGAAGCCGGCTTTCATGGATGCCCACAGCCCAGTGAAGAACGCGGCGATCGGCGTCCAGTGCTCGTAGATGCCATACGCGGCGAGCCCCAAGACCGCGACGGCGGCCACCACGGCGAGCACGGGCACGGCGACCGCCGCACCGACGGAGCCGAGGGCGCCCACGATAGACAAGATGAGTGCGCCGACACCCCCCAGAGCACCCGCAACGATGCCCCAGCTGGAGATCGCAGAGCCGGCCACAATGAGGAACGTGCCCCCGAGCGCCAGCAGACCGCCGACGAGCGTTGTCACGACGACGATGCCG